AGCGGCTTGTAACAGAATTGAACAAGTGCAGGCGCAGGGGAAGTTATTTGCGACGGTATAAAGGCCGCCAAATTTCTTATAACTGCTTCCAGCACGCCATAAGGCGTGTTAATGATTAATTTGCAATATTGTACGCCATGAATTTAATATGTGAATTGTGCCGTATCAGGCAGGCGGAGCACAAGCACCATAAATTTTCCGACACAAAGCGCAACCGGGAAATTTATGGCAAAAGGCTCGATCACCCGAATAACATTATATATCTATGTTCCGTCTGTCATCTCAACAAGCCGATTCCGAAGTTGAGAGAAAAAGAATTTTTAGAGGTAACAAAATGAAATGTTTTGTCTTGGGCTGTGGTTCATCACTTGAAGGTTTCAACTTTCAGAGATTGAACGATTATCATACAATCGGCACAAATAATATAATGCTTGATTATCCAGAAGTAAAATCCTGCCTGTTTTCAGATCCCATATTCTGGCAATTATGGAAAGATGAAATCACCGCGTTCAAGGGTAAAATACTTGCGCATGAAAGGGCGGTTCCTGAAACAGAAAGAGAATTGCCGAATCTCGAAATATTTTGTACGAACATGAGGCAACCCGAAAAATTAGAAGGTCACGTTTTATTCGGTACACTGTCCGGCATCTCTGCCCTGAATTATGCCTGCTGGCATTACGATGAGATATATTTACTCGGTTTTGACTTGTACGGCGGGCATTATCATACAAACGATGATATGTATTCCTGTAAACCCGATATTGAAAGGCTTGTCAACAAATTCGGGATGTTCCCTGAAGCGTTCCCGAATCATAAAATATATAATTGCAGTCCTCAGTCACTAATCCGCTGTTTCCCTTTTGTAAATATTGATGATATAATTAAATAATTTAATAACATTCTAAAAAACTTATTGACAGCTTTTGGCAGTAGTGCGGTAAGGTTAATATGCCTGAACAGGTACATATTGAGCAGTACCGCGCAGCCGTTCACCCTGACCTTGTAAAGCTTGGTTTTCATACACCGGTAGAAAACTGGAAGTATGATTACCCTGCCCTGTTCTCTCACCTTAAAGAGTTAAAAAAAACAAATCCTAAAAAATATATCCAGACGGTAAAACAGGCAGCCGAATCCGATTTTTGGTTTTTCATGTTCTATGTTCTCGACATGCCTATTTTCCACCCCTATCTTGTATCACTCGCCTACGAGATACAGAACAACGTAAACCGCCCCTATCTTTACCTTGCAGCAGCAAGAGGAAGCTGGAAATCAACATTTTTAACCATCGGCCTGTCAATATGGGAAGTAATGCTTAACCCCGATGTAACAGCGGTTATACTCTCCTATGAACGCCAGATGGCAATCAAGCAGCTGCTTGGTGTAAAGAACCAGTGCGAACGCTCTCACCTCCTTTGGGTTTGTTGGCCTGATATTTTCTATTCACCACAGGAGTTTCGCAGTAAGCAGACCGAAAGATGGAACCTGTACGCGGGGATGTTTGTCAAACGCAGCCTTAAAAGCTCAGACCCGACTTTTGCGGCTTACGGCTTTATTGAGGGAATCCCGACCGGTACACACTTTAACCGCCTGAAGATTGATGACCCTGTAACTCTCGACAACTCCGCGACTATCGATTCTATCGAAAAAGTCCGCAACGGTTTCAAGATGCTTAACGGCATAAAAGACCGTGAAAGGTTCTGCCGGTTCGATGTTGCTACAACCCGTTATGATGTGAATGACCTCAGTAAAGACATCCTCGAAGATGCCAGGTATTACCACATAGTACGCCCTGCTGAAGTTGACGAAAACGGCAAGGCCATGTTTGATGGAATCCCCGTATTCCGCAGCCGAGAAGACCTTGACGATGAAAGGCTTTCATACGGTGATGCATATTACGCGGCGCAAATGTTACAGAACCCCACGCTTGGCGGGGAAAGTTCACTTGATACTGACTGGATCAAGAATTTTTCAAACGTCCCCGACAACCTGAATTATTACATATTCTGTGACCCCGCAGGCAGCAAAAACAAGAGAGCCGACTTCTCCGTGTTTGTCGTAATAGGCGTATCATGCGACAAGCAGTATTACCTGATAGATATGCTCCGCGACAAGCTCGATGTGTACGAGCGTTTCTATGCTCTCAAAGACCTTCACAAGAGATACCGCCCTGAAGCCGTATTCTACGAAATTCAGGGACTTAACTCCGACATGGAAGTATTTGAAAGAGAAATGCACGTTGATAAATACTACATGCACATAGAGAAATTCAGCTCCAATGCCGCAAACAGCAAACACCGCCGCATCATGGCACTTGTCGCAATGTTCCGCAAATCAGAGTTTCTGCTCCCTGAATATCTGTACTACGATGACAGGGATTTAATTCAGGAATTTATCGAAGAAGAATACAAGAAGTACCCTAACAACAGATATCACGATGATATGCTCGACTGTATGAGCATGATAACGCAATGCCCTGTGCAGATTCCTGACCCCGTTCAGGTAAGTAAAACGGCATCATTCAGCAACTCTCCTTATGCCTGCTCCCCCGACAACCGCCGTCGGGGGACGTGGGCTACTACATTTTGCAGCTGGTAAAAAATGGCAGACGAAAAAGACATACTTAAAACAATACAGGAAGCGGATGCCGAATGTTCAGAGGCTTTCAAAATCCTTTATGACGAGATGGAGGAGGATTTGAAATTTGCCGCAGGCGGTAACGGGCAGTGGACAGAGGCCGACATTAACGCGATCTCTTCAACGCATAACATACAAATATCAATAAATATCATTAAAAAACAGGTTGATACCCTCATAGGTCGCAGGGAACAAACTCTGACAGATCTGAAAGCGCACCCGGTTGAGTACGATGATGAAATAATAAGCGATATATCAACACGCCTGCTAAAGTGGACTCTTGATGTTGCAAACGCACAACTTCCCATCTCTCAGGCATACAAAAACCTTGTTATCTCCGGCCTCGGATGGCTGTTCATAGACATGGACGAAGAGAGGTTCATCCGCCTGTATTCCGAATCACCTCTCAATATTTACTTTGACCCTTACTGCCGTGACCTTCTCGGACTGTCCGACTGTGACTATGTTATCAGGTACAAGCAGACAACAAAGCGAGAATTAAAGCGGGTATTCCCGAAAAAGGCGAAAGAGATAGATGAACTTAAAGATCACGATGACACAAACTACAGGTACACAGAAGGGAGCAACAAGCGCAAGGAAAGGATCGTTGTCAAAGAATACTGGTACAGAACAGATGAACCAGCCCCGTGGATAGTCAACACAGAAGACCCTGACGATGCCGAAGTATGGAACGGCAGCAAGGATGATTTAACATTCTTTCTCACTCTCAATCCGAATTTGGCATCAGAGAACAGGCCTACCCCTGTTATCAAGGTTGCCACAATCGTTAACGATGTTCTTCTGCAGGATGAAGTCTATTCATACGGCAGTGAATACCCCTTTGTCCCCTTTGTCGGCTATTATAGCGATTCAATAGAGGACTGGGAATACAAGATTATGGGGCACGTCCGCAACCTCAAAGACATACAAAGGGAGCTGAACGCGCGGCACAGCGCAATGATGGCAGTAACTCAAAAGACCCCTTTATTCACATGGCTTTTTGAGGAATCCAGCATCAAGGACGTTGACGCTCTTAAAAACGCAGGCGGTAAGGTCGGCTCTATCCAGTACCGCAAAGGTGCTTCAAAGCCCGACATGGTATCACAACAACCGCTGCCGCAGGGCGAAGTCCAGCTTTTAAGTATGCTTTCAGGGGATATAAATCAGGTCGGCCTTGCCCCTGAAGTAACAGGCGCACCGGGGAACATTGACTCGGCAAAGGGAATAAGCCTCATGCAGGCCACAGGCTTGACATCCGTGGCGGAACTTAACAGCCACCTCAATTTTGCGCTCCGTAAACTCGGACTGTATGTTCTTAGGCTTATAATAAAGCAATATCCGAAAACAAGGATGCAGCGAATTGTCGGCAATCGTCTTATGATTGATGATGCAACATGGTCATCACTTAAAGACGATCTCCGTTTCAACATAGTCGTAGATGAAACAACACACAGCACAACATCACAGATTGCGGCCTTTGAGTCCCTTGTGCAGCAGGTACAGCACGGCGTTCCAGTCCCTCCGCAGACACTCATAGACCAGAACCCGTATTTAACGGCAGAAATAAAACAGCAGATATCAGCGCAGCAGCAACAACAGGTGGAACAGCAACAGCAGATGCAGCAGGCGCAGATTATGGCGCAATTACCAAAAGGACAATGATTATGGCAAAAAAAGACAGCGATCACCTTGAAGACAATCAATATACACCAAAGCAGCCGAAAAAGCTCAGTGCGTCAATTTCCGATCTCCCTAAAGACTGGAAGGACATATATTTCAAGCTCGCAACAGAAGGAGCGTCAGACGCATCACTTTACACAGCAGCAGGGCTGACACGCAGAAGACATGAAAGCCTTACCCGGACAGATGAAGATTACAAAGAATGGTTCATATACTGTCACGAAGTTTCAACCGCGTATTGGGAAGACTTCGGCCGTGTCATGTGCAGACGTAAAGATTACAACTCCGCCACATACAACATGATAATGATGAACCGTTGCGGCTGGACAAATAACGGCCAGAAGAAAGCGGATGATGAAGAAAAGCCCGAAGCACCGGCAGAAAAACCGGTATCACTTGATGAATTTAAAACACAGTCACAGGCGAACAATGCAATTAAACAATAAATTACAGGATGATAAACATGGATTTTGAAACTGAATTTTCAGGCGTAGAAACAACCGAATCGCCAGCGGTAGAAACAGAAGCAACACAGCAGGCCGCTCCTGAAGATGGAGCAGCGGAACAGACTTCAACCGAACAGGGAACAGAGGCACAGGCCGACATACAGGACGGACAGGAAGAAAAAACTGTACCTTATGACAGATTCAGCGAAGTCAATACTGAAAACAGGCAGCTTAAAGAGCAGATAAACAAGCTCCTTGAGCTTCAATTACAAAGCACAAAGCCGCAGCAACAGCAGAAGCAGGAAGATGTTGACCTGATTGAACAGATTCTCGGTGATGAGGAATTTGTCACAAAAGACAAACTGAGGGAGATTCTCAAACTTCAGAACAACCTTATAAACCAGAACCTCGGCAACGTTAATCAGGTGAGCAAAGAACAGGTTCTCATGCAGCATGAAGCCGTATTCAGGCAGTCAAACCCTGATTACGACACGGTAATAAAGCAGATACCGCAGAAACTCACGGTAGCCCTGCTGCAGACTTACGGCAGCAATCCTGCTGAATTGATACAGGAAGCCTACAGGCTCGGCAAGGCATATGCTCCTGCAAAGAAAACTGCATCAGAAGTAGCGGCGCAGGCAAAAACTGAAAAGAAAGTAGTCACGCTGAACGACATGAAATCGACCGGAATCCAGAAAACACCGGAGAAAGTATCTTTTGAAGAAGAGTTCCGGGCATCAATCGGCAGGTGACATAATACAACCTAAAGGACAAAATTATGGCAGATGGAAATTCACTCGTAACAAATAACAGCATACAGTACCAGAAGCAGCTATTGTCTGCAATGAAGGTAGCCCCTGTATTTGAGCAGTTTGCTCTAAGGGCAAATGTACAGGGAACAAAAACAGCAGCCTGGAACAGGATTAACCGGGTAAGCCCCGGTACTCCTGCACCTATAACAAGAGGGGTGTCCCCTTCTCCGCTCATCCAGACCCCGGACGAAGTAACAGCAACAGTGAACTGGTACGCGGCATACAGCAAAATAGACCGCGAATCATACAAAATTGACCCTAATGGACAGGTTAAGGCAATGGGTGAAGCCCTCGGAACATACGGCTCCGAACTCCGCGAGGTAATCATCCGCAATGCGATAGTATCAGGCGCATCAATAACCTGTTATGCCGGGAGCGCGATAGGTTCAGGGGCAAGGTCGAGCCTCACTGGTGTAGTGAGCCTTACGGACCTTAATCGCATATCAAGGGCATTATATTCATACGGGGCAGAACACCTTACGAGCATCAAAAAAGCATCAAGCGGATTTAACACATATCCCATAGGTGCAAGCTATATCTGTGTAATACACGGCTCAGTTGAGAATGATGTAAGGGCCCTCTCAGGCTTTATACCGGTAGAAAGATATGCGGATTCAACACCCGGATTTATCGGTGAGATCGGCGCGGTTCCCGGATACAGATTCATCAAGTCAAACATAATGAGCGACCTGTATTATCCCGGCTCTGCATCAGTCGGCGGCTCATACGGTTCAGGGGCAAAGCTCTCTGATGACAGTTCACACTGTAACGTATATCCGTGCCTCATATTCGGCAAAGAGGCTTACGGGGTGCTTACTCTCGAATCACTCAGCATGATAGAGAAAGGGCTTTCAGAGGCAGGTTCGCCGGTAGACGCATACATGACCAAAGGCTGGATCATGGCAAACACAGCTAAAGTCCTTAACGGGTACTGGTGCTGCATCTATGAAGTAGCTGCAACAGCATAACATAACGCCGGGAGCAATCCCGGCATAATAAAATAACAGGAATAACAAAATGGAAAAATTTATACATACCGAAAAAAAGACAGGCACAGGGGCGGCAATAACTATTACCGCAGGGTTCAAGCCTTCCTATGTAGAGGTGCTTAATGCTGAAGGTTTGTGCCTGCTGAAACATAACGCAGCGATGGCGGCCGCATCAGGTTATAAAATCCTTACCGGTATAGACGCATCTTCAGATACCGTATCAAAACATTCGTTTATTACAACCGGCGGTATAACCCTTACAGATACCGGCTGCATAATCGGCACAGACACAGACATCAACGTATCAGGTGAAGACTTATATATAACCTGTTTCAGATAGTGACAAGCCCCCGATTAAGGGGGCACAATAAAATAAAAGGACAATACAAATGATTAAACAGGATTCTGAATCAGTCATAGAGAACGAAACAAAAAGCACTGAACTGAAATGGAACAAAGACAAGAAATATATAGTGTCATGCAACAACAAGGATGACAACAGGGACGGTTTTTACTACTGCAATGTTGCCTTGAAGGAATATCACATTAAGCTTGGCAGCCCTATTAAACTTGAAGAACCTGTATTCTCACACCTGACAAATGCGGAAATCTTGACAGTCCCCGGCTGCAATCTTAAAGATGAATCAACCTATGTTGACATTGAGAAAAACACCTACAAAACAGAAATTAAAAAACGCTTCTCGGTAACAGAGGTATAATTCGTGACACTCCTTGAAATCTATACAAATGTAGCCGCCCTTGTGTATGGTGATATAACAGCAGCACCGCCGCCTGCTCACGAAGTAACGGCAATGCAAAGCTTTATCCTCTCTCATCACAGGGATTGCCAGTTCGGTTACAATTACTGGTTTCAAAAGACCGAAACAACGCAGGCCATAACGGCAGGCACAGTCTCCTATTCATGGCCTGCAAATTTCAAGGAGTACATAGAGCTGTCAGATGTTGACTTTGATTTCACGGCAACAGGTTTCAAACTTACAGAAACGCCGACAGAAAACAAGACGGTAGATTTCAAATACTGGTCAATTATTGTTACCCCCACAACATGGACAGCATCATACACTGACGCAGTAACAACCTATCTTGCATGGTATATAATCTATGCGGCAACGGGGGACATGTTCCTCAAGAGAGGGGAAAAGACTGACGCGCAGGCATACTACACGCTTGCGGAAGAAGCGAAACTGATTGCAGAAAGAGAAGACTTTCACCGCAGACAACAACCGGGAGTGATATTTTAACGAGGCAGGGGAACAATGAAATGCAACATGAAATTTTGTTATCGTCTATTGGTTGGATTATGGCTTTTGTCGGCTCTCTGTTTATACTTATCGGCGGTCTTACTGCTTATATATTCAAGCAGCACACTGCAGAAAACAGAGATATGTTCTCGGAGAACCGGGACGATCATATCAGAATCCTTGATAAAATTGACAAGATAAGGGATGAATAATGATAAACATGGATAAAAGCCTTATTGATAAATTCGGAAGTCCACCGGTAAGGGTGCTTGATAAAGTAAATGAAATTGTAATACACCATACAGCCGGTGACGGTAACTGGAACGGCCTGAAAAAATGGATGCTCTCAGATTCATGTGAGCGTAAAGAGCAGTTCAAAAAGTTTATCGGCCTTACACATTACTATATCAATAAAGATGGTTCTGTATGGCAGCCGTTCTTCCTTGACACATGGCTATATCATTCCTGTTCAGGGAAGCACGATAAAGAGACAATCGGTATAGAGCTTGTACACAGCACAGGTGATTTCCCGGACGCTCAATATGAATCACTTACCGGTCTTATAGAACACATCACAAAGCAATGCCCTGTTACGCGCATAGTCTCACACGATTATAATTACATGCACTATTCAGGTAAAGCCAAAGGGTGTCCCTCCGAATGGTTTAACTGGTCAGAGCTTAAATCAAGGCTTGATGAAAAGGGATTAAATTTGACTTACGAAACTTACGGAGCATAACAATGAGCGCAAAAGATATAATGGACGGTTTTATTAAAATACTGAAAAGCAGGCAAATGTATAAGCGGTTGACAATCCTTCTGCTTATAATCGGGACAGTTACCTGTTACGGATTTTACTCCGGGGCAATCGTTCAGATTATCACTGCAATATTCGGAGGCAGGTAATGATACCGGACGTTAAACTGTTAAAACTACTGGCAGGCGTGGCAATACTTGTTATCGCGGCAATGCTTATAATATCATTCTCTTCATGCAGTACGCCGCTAATCAAGTTTCAGGCTACAGCTGAAGATAACGAAATACCTGAATGCTTTTATTCCAGATACCACGCGCATGAAGGGGATTTCTCCACTGCCGCAAAATACGCGGATGCCTGTATGAAAATAAACAGGGAATCAGGCTGTGCAAAAATAATCGAGAAATACCCTAATTTGTACCGGGACTTTAACGACTGCTGGAAAACAAGGGAATGAAAATAATAATTCCTCTATTGCCGCAAAAGAAAGCAAACGGGCAGATAGACCCTGATGAACTGCTTAAATATCTGCATGAAACACAGATAACAATACAGGAAATGGCTAAAAAGATATGACGATAATAGACGAAGCCCTGCCTCTTGATACAGACCTTGCCGGTTACGGGGCAAGGGACATCCGAAATACGAGAGGAA